CCCAATTTCCGACAAACTAAGTTGACTTATAGGGCCTCCTTTAAAAATCAGGTAATATCAGGCCATGAACCGACTACCACCAGAACTCCATTTAGTCCACGGAACGCAACCCTCGCATAAAGGCAAGGCATTGCCCGAAAGCGTAAGAGCGCGAGTGCCTAAAGCCAATTGGCTTGATAATCCTGACGCATGGGACAGGGACGCCTTTATTCAGGAAACCTCTGATTTCCTTTGGGACACCTACGGCATTGGGTCAAATCAGGATAAACACGTTTTGGCTGCTCTGGCTAACCAAATGGAGATTTACATCAAGTGTATGAAGGGTGTTGCCAAGGGCGGCATCGTGACTACGTTTAATAATGGCGCTACGGTTGGAACAAATCCTTATCTGGTAGCTGGCGATAAAGCACTAAGTCGGGCGGTTGTGCTGATGAATGAGCTTGGCCTTACTCCACGTGGAAGGCTTGCAACTAATAAGCAAGAAGGCGGCAAATACTCTAAATTATTGGCAGGCCCATGAATTATGAAGATGGCATTATGTATGCCGTACAAGTAGCAAGAGGCGAGATTGCGGTTTGCCGAAATATCCGGTTAGCCTGTCAGCGATTCTTAAATCAATTAGAAGATAAGACATGGGCATATGAGTTCCACGTTAAATATGCCGCACACGTTTTAGATTTTATTGCTACGCTTAAGCACACCAAAGGGCCAGACGCTGGAAAACCTTTGGTGCTTGAGCCTTTTCAGATTTTTACAATCTGCGCCATCTACGGGTTTCGAGCCAAAAAAGACGCGACTAAACGAATGGTCACAGATGTGATTATTTTCATTCCCCGTAAAGCAGGCAAATCCACACTCACTGCAGCAATTGCGCTTTATGAACTAGCATTTGGCGAAGCAGGCTCAGAGGTTTATTCACTGGCGACAACCCGCGACCAAGCGTCTATCGTATTTCAAGCGGCAACAGGGTTTATTGATGCAATGCCGCACGATGTATCTATGTTGTACAACGTTAGCCGCCACAACATTATGAAGGCGGGGGACACACAGTCGATGTTTAAAGCCCTTTCTAGGGACGCAAAAAAGACGGGCGATGGTATGAACCCATCTTGTGCAATTATTGACGAGGCGGCTCAAATCGTAGACCGCAACTCAATTGAGGTGCTGCACTCAGGAATGGTGGCACGGCAAAACCCGCTACGGATTTACATTACAACAGCTAGTTTTACTAAAGAAACCAAGTTCTTTGAAGATATGCAAATGCTTCAAACAATGTTGACAGGCGAAGCAGAAGATAATCCGCGGTGGTTTGGGTTGCTGTACAGCTTAGACCCTGGCGATGATTGGCGCGACCCGAAAACATGGGCCAAGGCCAACCCGATGCATGGCATATCTATTTTTGAGGACGCTATCGCACAACGGGCCGAAGAAGCCAAACACAAACCAGCAGCGTTAAATGAGTTCCTTTGCAAGACCCTTAATATTTACGTTTCTGCTAATTCCGCATGGGTAGACAGGGAATTCTGGGACAGTCCTAAATGCAAAATCGTGGAAAAACGGGAGCCTGAAGCCGTGTTTATGGGTTTTGACTTGGCGGCAACACGCGACTTGAATGCTGTCTGTACGTTAAAGCGGTATGCCGATGATGACTATGAAGCGGAATTTAAGTTCTTTCTACCCGCAGACGGTTTTGATTTAATTCCCAAACACTACGGTGACATTTTCCGTGTAGCTAAAAATTCAGGCATCTTGCACATTACCGAAGGCAACGTAATGGATGACCGCGAGATTAGCGACTACATCATTTCCCAATGCTCTAAGTACGATGTGAAAGAAATTGGGTTTGACGCATACAACGCTGCAAGCCTAGTTGCACGGCTAAACGATGCTGGCCTTCCGGTCAAAAAAGTTGGGCAAGGCATGGCGGTTTTGAGCAATCCAAGCAAGCACGTAGAGAAACTTTTAATGGGTTACGGCATTAAGCATGACGGCAACCCATTTGTTGGCTGGCAGCTTGGAAACTGCGAAGTGTATGAAGATGTGAACGGAAACATTAAGGTTCGTAAGAACGAAGCGGACAAAGCGGCAAAAGTTGACGGTATTATTAGTTTAATAATTGCGGTACACTGCTCACTGGACAATGCAACTCAATCCGGATTTGGATTCCGCACTTTCTGAGGTGAAACATGGCATTATTTGACGTTTTCAAGCGAAAAGATACCAAAAACAACGAATCAAACACTCTTTTTGGGCAGTCTGCCCTTGGTAACAACATTGTTTACCAAGGCAATAACAAGAATCCAAACGTCAATACGCAGATTCTGTACGTCACCACGGGCAGCACCAACAATGCTGGTCGGCCTGTGGATATGTCTCTGCTTACGCGCAATAGCACTATTATTGCTTGCGTGGCGGCAAAAGCTCGGGCGTTAAGTCAATTGCCCATTTGCGTGATGAGCCAAGACGATAATGGCGTTTATGTGGACGCTATAAAGTCACCAGACGTAGGCGCTAGGGACAAAGCCAAAGCTAAACAAGTGGCTAATCTGTTGGCTCAACCCAATAATTTTCAATCCACTTACGAATTCTGGTATCAATTTTTAATGTGGTACGAACTTGCAGGCGAGGCGTTTACCCTGTGGTGGAGAAAGAATCAGGATTCAGCTACCGAAACCCCATTAGAAATGTATTTGTTGGACAGCACATTAATTGCGGTCACTATTACGCCAACCCGTTACCCGTCCTACAGATTAAGTACACCGTCTTACGGTTTTTCGCGTGACCAACCGTTATCCTACAACCAAGTCATGCACGTTAAGGAAATGAACTGGCAAGGTTCAGCAGGTTTTAACAAAGGCATTTTAGCGGCTGAATTAGTAAGCCTTGACCAAGACATTGACCTTTATGCAAACTACATTATGCAGAACGGGGCTAAACCCTCGGGGATGTTTACGACTGAAAACGTAATCCCTGACGCAAAATATAAAGAAATTGCGGCTCGGCTAAAAGAGGCTTGGTCAGCTATGGTTAGCAGTAAAACCTCCGACCCATCAAAAGCGGGTCAGGGTATGCTGCTAGACCAAGGTATGAAATACACGCCTTTAAATATGCTGACTTTGCAAGACACCGATGCGGCAAACCTAAAACTGCAAACAATGAAACGGATTTGCGGTTTGTTTGGCGTGCCTCCTGCGATGATTGGAATTGCAGACCAAAAATACAATAACACTCAGACAATGATGGACGAATTTTACAAATCGTCTATGTATCCTCTTACCATCAACATTCAGCAAAAATTAAAGCAACATTTGTTTGTTGGCTACCCTAATTTGTGTATTCAATTTGATACACGTGATTTTTTAAAGGGTGACCCGTTAAGTCAGATGAACTTTGCGGTGGCTGGCGTTTCGGCTGGCATAATGACTCCGAATGAGGCGCGAGAATATTTAAATATGCCTAATCTTGAAGGCGCAGACGAATTACAGGATAATAACGCCAAGCCTAAACCGATTGGTAATTCTGCACAAGACACAGGTGGTGGCGGTGGCAACCAGACTAATAAAATCAACATTGGCAAATAAAATGTCAACGAATTTTAAAAAAGTGGTAGCATTGCTACAAAATTACAAGTCAAAAGAACGTCCTACACGTGGGCGACCTAAAATACACGACATTGACCGAACAAAAGTCGATGAGGTAATCCATGACACAAAACTTGACGATGATTTGCGAAGCTCGGCTAATAGTCGAGAAACAGGGCCAAAAAACTGGCGCGATTGAAGCTACGGTGACCACATGGGGCGCACGTGAAGGCGCGGACGGCAGGCGCTTTAATTATCAGCCTGAAGGCTTTATGGACTGGGCAGAAACCTTTGCTAAAGAAGGCCGACCCTTACCAATGTTTGTAAATCATAATGCCGATGCCGTGCCTGTTGGCGAATGGACGCAGTTTGAGTTTACTGATTCTGGAATGACAGCTACAGGACGTATTTACACAAATACAAACGCTGGCTCTGACCTTTACAAAATTATGCAAGATAGTCCCGCTATGTTTGGCGGTGTTTCTGTTGGCGCTTATGCAGATGAATATCAAATGGTCAACGCTAATGGCGAACCAGACCAAGACGATGAAGCATATTTTCAAATCACAAAAGGCGGCTTGCGTGAAGTCAGCATTGTGATGTACCCAAACAATCCAGAAGCAGGCGTTAGCAAGTTGGAGTATTTCCGACCAGACGGTTCTGCTGATTTAAAAGTTTTAGAAAAAGCCTTGCGGGATGCGGGACTATCTAAGAGTGATGCGGTCGCTGCCGCATCGACATTCAAGAAAGTGCTAGAACAGCGTGATGCTGTTGCAGTAATTCCTGAAACTGCGCCACAACAGAGCGATTCTGATGCGGAAGCGACCGAAGCGAAGATTCTCGCGGCTCTTGAGCAACGTGAACTTCTTAAACTCCTTGACCAACGTATAAAAGGTTAATCATGTCTGACAAAATCATTGAAAAATTGGACGCCATCGAAGCTAAACAAGCCGATGCCGTTGCTGCTGTTGAAGCCAAAATCCCTGCTGCTGTTGAAGCCGTAAAAGCCGAAATGCAAGAAATGGTTTCTGCTCTGGAAGCCAAAGTTGCTTCTATCAACATTCCGACAATCATTAAGCCTATTGCTAAAACGGTTCGTCAAGATGTAAACCGTTCTGTGCGCGAGCAATTGACGTCTTTTTATAAAGGCAATAACCGTCTTGAAAAAGAACTGTCTATCTTTGCTGACGAAAGCCAATACGATGCGTATATGCGTGAAGCCTCGGCTTTGACGGGCGGTGGTGATGGTAAAGGCGGTCGCACTGCTTATGACCCGACCTTCACGGCCCTGCGTATGATGAACCCAATGCGCGGTTTGTCTCGCACCGTGGCGACTGATGGCTCGTCTTATCAGTTCCGTGTTCGTACGGGCAACCCTGGCGAGGCTTGGGGTTACAGCATTCAAAACAACGGTGCGGCAACAACTGAAGACACCTCAATCTGGCAAATTGTTTTGCAAGATTTGAACGTTCAGTTCCCAATCCGTACTGCGTCTTTGGATGACATTGATGGCTTGGAAGCTGTGGTTGTTGATGACATGTTAGCCTCGTTTAGTCAGTCAGAGGCGCTTTCGATGGTGCAGAATAATGACCAGGCGGCACAGTCAGCTACTAACCCCTACGGTGGCACAAACGGTTTGCGTGGTCTTGACCAATACGCTGGAGCAAATTCAGCTTTTACCGCTGGCACTACTTCAGCACCATCTTTTGGCACATCAGGCACTGGCTCTACAAGCGGTTTGCATTCCTTGGCTACATACGACCAGTTGACCACCAACGCAAACACGGTTGGTGCAAATAACATTGTGTACAAAGATGTTATTAACTTGATTTATGCTTTGCCACAGGCTTATTGGACATCTAACGCTAAGTTTATGATTAACCCAATCTTGGCTCAAGCCATACGTGGTTTGCAAGACACAAACGGTCGTCCAATCTTTAATGCTGTTGAGTCTTTTGGGCCAGACGGTATTATTGGTCAACTGTTGGGTTTTGACGTTGTGCTTAATCGTTATGTTGATAATCCAACGCAAACTACTTCCGGAACTGCTGGTACTAACAGCTTGTATCCAATGTACTTTGCTGATTGGAGCCGTTTCCACACAATCGTTGACCGTTTGAATATGGTTATGCGTAGATACGACCAGACAGCCCCAGGTTTCATAACCTTTTTCGGCGAAAAACGTTTGGCGGTATCCGTAAAAGACCCGAACGCAGGTGTGCGTTATCGGTCTACTGCAACAGCGACCTGATAACACAGGATGGTGGGGGCTACAGCCCCTACCTTTTAACCTTTTTATGGAAAATAAAATGACCATTACCAAACGTATCCTTACGGGCATTAAGCAAACACTTGAAACAGGCGATAAAATCAAAATTGATTTGCGCGAAGCGTCTGCAATAACAGGCTCTGGTGACGGAGTTGGTGGTCGTACTTTCTTTGATAACGCATTTGCAGCGTTACGTTTTGCAAACCCAATTCGTGAAATGTCGCGTGTTATTTCCGCATCTGGCTCTAGCGTTCAGTTTGTGGCAAAAACAGGTAATGCGGCAAGCCAAACAAACCCTTTTGGGTATACGTTTACTGCTGACGTTGGAACACCCAATACAAACACATCTATCTGGCAATTGCCTACACGTGTAATTTCTGCTCAACTGCCTATTCGTACTGCGGTAATGTCGGATGTAAATTACCTCAATGAAACGCTTGTCGAAGATTTGATGCTGGAATTTGCACAAATCGAAGGCGCTTCAATGGTTTTAAATAATGACCAAACAGGCTCGACAACCACAATTAACGGTGGCACAAGCGGCTTGCGTGGTTTAAATATGTACACAACAGCAACCGCATCTGCTTTTGGTACAAGCGGCACAGCAATAACTAACGGCATTCACTCAATTGCGACATATACGCAAGCAGCAGCGGCAGTTTCTTATTCTGACATAACAGACATGGGTCGGTTATTTCCTGCGGCTTATTGGAATTTACCAGGCACTGCATGGATGATGCACCCGCAAACAATTCACGAATTGCGTAATCTTGGTGGTGCAACGACAATTAAACAATTTGTTGAAGTTGGCGATGATGATGGTGGCGCTGTTAAAAATATCTTTGGATTTCCTGTAATTGCAAATCCAAATATTCAAACTACTGGCGTAGGCAAGTTCAATATCTACTTGGCTAACTGGCCTCGTTTCGTCACCATTGCAGACGTTGAGGAAATGACAATACAGGCGATGGAACAGACGTCACCAGGCTTTATAAACTTGTACGCTGAAAAACGTCTAGTAAGCACCGTGCGCGACCCGTTTGCGGGTATCCGGTTGGTGGGTGTTTAATGAGCGTTAACGATTTTCAACTTGGTGCGCCTTTTGGGGCGCAAACCCGTAATCCGTTTAACTATGTCAAAGTTGAACAGATTAACCGCGACAGCGTTACGGCATGGCTAAGTCTTGACGAAATAACACAACAGTTAAATCTGTTTGCAGACGAAAGCCAAGATACTTATTTAAGCAGCCTAGAATTAGCGACAAGGCAGGCAATTGAAGACTACCTTGGTATGTCTATCTTTGGCGTTACTTATCGCGTCTGGTACGGCTCTGAAAGCCTTGCGGCATCACCAGTTTGCTTAGACTTGCCTGAAGTTAGCCAAAACTTGTACCCAAGCCAAGCAGGTTTAACAATTGGTTCTGTTGGATATTGGAATGATTCTTTCCCTCCAGTATTTACAACCATTGCAAGCGTAAATTATTATTATGATGTTTCGGGTAACAAAATAATTTTAAACAGTTTGCCCACAAGCATAAATTCCATAATGACTGCTCCGATTGTTGCTGAGTACACAACGGTATCTAATCCACTATCAAATTACCCCGTTATTAAACAGGCTGGTCTTTTATTGTTAACGCATCTGTATAACAATCGGTCAAACACAACGGATGGTTTATTGCGCGAGATTCCTTTTGGCGTGGCTACGCTTTTAAGAAATTACAAGCCACTGGTGATGTAAATGGCAATAGCACGGTTTGAAAATATCGCTGTAAATAATTTGACTTTTACAAGTTCAGATTTTGGCGAACAAACAACCACACAGACTAAGTGGTTTGATACCCGTGCGCGAGTCCAATCAGTTGGCAACAGTTTAAAGATTGCTGATAAATATCGGCTTTACCAAGACTTGGTAAATTTGACACTGAACTACACACCCAACATAAAAGAAATTGTCGACAATCAAAATTTGTATTCAATTACTTGGCGCGGAAATGATTGGCGTATTGACAATGTGCGTGAAGCAGATGACCGAATGACTGTGATGATTATGTGTTACCGTACTGACCCTGTAACCGCAGTATGACTGGCAACACAACAAAATCCTGTTCAATATGCCAAAGCAATTCAGTATCAACTGAACAGCATCGTTACGCCTATTCCCGTTTACGTTGCATTTAACCGTAACTTTGCAACGCAATCTAAATTTATCACATGGATGTTAAGAAACGTTCATCAACCTGTTTATACAGGGCCAGTTCAGTCGGTTAAAGGCATTGACCGACCGACTTTTCAAATTTCAATTTTTACGCAAGTAATAGAAGATGGATTTACAATAAGCAATCAGATACTACAATCTTTGCACGGTTACAGTGGATTATTTGGCGGTGCAACAAACGGCTTTCAAATATCAAAAGCCGATGTTCAGTGGCTGTATAACTCATATGACAACGATGAAAAACTTGCACAGATTTTTCTTGACTGCACACTTG